TAACTATATTCCAAGAAGCACCGTCAAAGCCAAATGGAACGCTCAAGATCGAGCCACCGCGACTTTTGAAAACGGTGGAAAGATCGTTTGTTTATCATATGAAGCCGGCCGGAAAAAGTTCCAGGGTAAAGGCGTCAAGATGGTTTGGATTGATGAAGAAGGAAGTGATGATCAAGTATTTCAAGAATGTTTGTTGAGAACTGTTGATTTGAATGGACGCGTCTTGGTGACAGCTACACCGGTTGACGGTTTGAACTGGTTGTTTGATCAATTTGTTGAGGAGATCCGCGAAGGTTTCACGCGCGTTCAGATCAGTGGATTGGATAACCCATGGATCAACTCAGTGAAATTGCGTCGAACTGTTCAACATATGAGTGAAGCGATGCAAAGAACGCGCCTTTTTGGAGACTTTGTAAGTCAAGAAGGTTTGGTTTATGATGAATTTGATCCGCGTCTTCATGTTGTTCAACCGTTCCAAATACCTGAAGACGGCGAGATCTACCGCGCGATCGACTTTGGTGTCAGAAATCCTTGGGCTACTTTGTGGTTGTATCGTGATCGTGATGGTCGTTTTGGTGCTGATGATGCGATCTACGTCTTTCGCGAGTATTACCAAACCAACCGAACAACACTGGAAAACGGCCGCGAGTTGTTGAGACTATCACAAAACGATCCGCGGTGTTTGTTCACGGTAGCAGATAGCGCTGGAAAAGATTCAAGATTGATATTGGCGCGTGAACTTGGTGTTGAAACAAAACCATCACCGAAAGAACTTGGAATGAATACAATGATCGGTTTGGTCAAAGAACGTCTTCAACTTCACGCCGATGGCCAGCCAAGGTTGTTCATTTTTTCCAGCTGTCGAGCGTTGATCCAAGAACTGAGAAAATACCGGTGGTCAAAGACGACTGGAAAAGATCAACCAATGAAACAAGATGATCACGCCTTGGACGCGTTAAGATATGTGATTGGATATCTTTCAAGATATGATAAAGTGAACACCAAACGGAGTTGATAAAATGAACTGGTATCAAAGACTTTTCACGCGGATCGGTTTTGTAACAAATGAAAAACAGATCGGTCAAGTTGAGACAAAGCCAACCGAAATCAAACACGGCGCTTCATATGTTTCCAACGGTGGCCGATCTGCATATAGCCAGCTTGGTTCTTTGGGTGCATACGTTCAACACCCTTATGTTTACGCTGCTTTGTCCAGGATATCTCAAGATCTAGCGGCCACGCCTTTGAAGTTGATTCAAGGGAGTGGAAAGAATTCAACGATCATTGAAAGTCATCCAGCGATTGAATTGATTGAAGAATCGTCAACCGGTATTGATCAATTTTCCTTCTTGGAACAACTGACAATTGATTTGGTGGCCGCTGGAAATGCGTTCATCTTGATTCTTGGTGAAACTGAAACACCGGTTTCAATTGTTAGACTCCATCCAGAACAGGTTGGAATAATCACAAATGAAATCGGGATCATTGGTTACAGATATGACGCCGATGGTCATTATACAGAATACCCACCGGATCGGATCATCCATATCAAAAACGCAACTTGGGCGACCGGTGTTCAAGGTTTATATGGTGTTGGTGCTGTTCAACCTACACAACAAGAAATCAAAGCCGATCTGAACGTATCTGGTTTGGTTGAAACTGCTTCCAAAAAAGGAAGACCGGACGTGATTCTTTCACCAAAGAATGAACTGGATATTTGGCAAGAAGAAACGCGGCGTGACGTTTTGGATCGTTACAATGGAATGGTCCAAGAAGGCGGCGCGATCGTTTTGTCTGGTCAAGTTCAAGTGGATATGGCACAAACAACACCGCGTGACGTTGAGTTCAAAAGCGTCAAGGAGTTTTCAAAGCTGGCCATCACGGCGGCTTTTGGTACACCGCTTTCAGTTCTTGGTGAAGGATCCGCCAACTTTGCCACCGCGCGTCAAGAATCGATCATACACTGGTCAAACGTTGAAAAGCGTGGAAAAAAGATCGCTTGGGCTTTGACCAAGATCGCCCGTCGTTTTGATAAGTCGTTGAGGTTTGAATTTGATTATAGCGGCGTCGAGGCGTTGAACGCGTTGAGATCTGAACAAATTGAACGTGTAACTGCTCATATCCTGAACGGAATGGAAACCGGAGCAGCTTATAGTTTTGAAGGACTTCACGACGCGCCGATCGGGTCCAATGAACAAAACCGGCCACAACCTTCAACGCCGTCTTTGGATGAAGAAGATCAAGTTGCTTCATTGGCTTCATGGATATTCAGATCATTGGATGAAGAAGAAGTTGAACCAGTTGAAAAAGAAGAAGATGCATTGGCGGAATACGGTTCACTTGAAGAAGCATTTGACGCGCTTCCAGAATCAACACAGCTGGCGTTGACTCGAAAAGCGACCGATCACAATGAAGAACACGGTGACGATCCAGCCAAAAGAACTTCAAAGTTGAAATTGGCCGGTGTTTATTGGAGAGGGATCGGAGCCTATAAAACCAACCCGTCTTCAGTTCGTCCAACGGTGAACAGCGCTGAACAATGGGCTATGGGTCGAGTAAATAGTTTTTTATATGCGTTGAGAAATGGCCGTTTCAGATCTGGAAAACATGATCAAGATCTTCTTCCAAAAGATCATCCAATGGCAAGTGATGAAGAAGAAAAGTCGTTGACGCTTGACGACTTGATCAAAAAAGGGAGCGTTGGAGATGTTGACCCCACAAATTTTCCTGTTGATGGTGAAGATCAACCAGTCGATCTTGAAAAAAGCCAATGGAAGACGTTTGATCCAGAGTACGCGGAAGATCTCAAGATCAACTGGCCAAGAATCTGGAAAGCTGGTGGAAATATCGAAGGTAACAACCAATATCGCCGATTATACCCAATAGCGACCAGATCAAACCAAGAAGCCACCACCGAAACTGAAGAAATGGCAATTCGAAAACGTGAAGCATGGATCGCGCGTCATTTTGAAGACGGTGGACAGTTTGACGATCCAGAACTTTCACCAAATCTTTCAAACGTGGCTGGTATCGTAGCACAAATCAAATGGTTGGCGGTTGGTGTACTCGGTGAACGAAAAATGAAGGCCATCTTGAATGAACTGAAAGCAAAGCTGGAAGAACAAAAGCAGCGCCGCCGCCGTGACCGTTGGGAATATTGGATCAAGGCGCGTCAAGAACCAGCGTCAAGAATCATCGAAAAAGCCGCCAAGCGATATTTTCAAGATGCTTCCAAACGATATCAAACGAGGATCCGCCAAAACGTCAAATCCAAATCAATCATTGACTTGGGAGAACTTGAAGCGATTGTTGAAGAACGGCGTCATATTTTCAACACGATTGGCGGCGCTTTTCAACGTGTATGGAACTTGAATGGAACAGCTGAGCTTGATCAGATCTTCCAAATTGCTGGAATACCAAAACCGCTTGACTTGATGTTTGGTGGCCGCGATATCTTGATCGAACTTCAAGAAGAATTGGCGTTGGAGATCTCCACAACAACAGCCAACGCCGTGACAAAAGCCGTCCAAGATGGGTTGATCAATGGTTTGAGCGTCAATCAAATCGCTGAAAACATTGACCAGATCGCCGCGTTTGGTTTTGGACGTGCAATGAATATAGCTAGAACAGAATCAACCCGCGCCGTCAATCGTTCAAGTGTTGAATCATATCGTCAAGCAAGTCAAGAAACCGGTTTGAATATTCAAAAAGAATGGTTGGCGTCATTTGATGGAAATACGCGAGATACTCACGCGGATTTGGATGGTCAACGCGTTGGAGTTGATGAAAGTTGGAGAACAGAAAACGGTGAAACCATGTATCCAGGAGGATTTGGTGATCCAGCTGAAGACTGCAATTGTCGGTGTTCAGTTATACCGGTGGTGTTATGAGTGAAGAAGAACAAGTGAAAACAGTGTTTGGTGAAAGTATGTTAACGACTATTTTGATATCAATCTTGGGTGGTGTTGTGGCCGGTGGTGTTGGAACTCTATTGATCACCAAGAACAAAGAAGAACCAGTTGAAGAAACCGCGCCGCCGGTGGTCGTGGTTGAAGATCCGGTGGCCAGTGGTCAACAAGACGTTATCAAACAAGTGACTTCACCCGATCTTGTTTCAGTGAGCTGTTCAAAAGACCATATTGACACCCACGGCGATCTTCTTTGTCGTGAAATGTTTTGTCGACTTCAACAACGAGGGATCGACGCGCAAACAACCGGCGCTGAGTGTGAAGAAATATCCAATATCGCCAACACAATTCAAATATTGAAAGCGTGTTCAGTAAAAGTTGTAACCAATGAAGACAACAAGACCGTGAACGTTTTTGATGAAGAGTGTTCAGAGTTGTTCAGGGTTAGAAAATAAACTTGGAATAAAACATAAAAAAACAAGTATAAAACAGTCAACATCAACACCAGGAGACGTAAAAAAAATAAATAATAATTTTTATTATTTTGCTTTTGCGTTTGGTGCAATACTTAGCATCTACTTAACTCAGGTGGAAAATTTTAACCTCTTTAGTTCAATTGAGGACAAAATAGAAAACACCGCTTCAACGATAACTACATCCACAACCTCTCCAACAATTACTATTCAAGAATCAGACATAGCAGAAATTCAAGGATTAAAAGTTGACATTGGTTGTTACACAACTTATAAAGGTGGTAATAAATCTTCAGATCCAATATTAAAAGTAAAGATAAA